CAATGAAGAATACCTGACAGCTCACGGTGCAGTTTGCGCTATGGGTGACTTAGCGTATCGGGATCGTGACACTGGCAAACGCTGGCGTTCTGATGTGTGTCCAAAGGTCGGAGATCGCATAACCTACGGAAAATATGCTGGTCAGAAACTTGTTGTAAAAGGCGTTAAATTCCTTCTGCTGAACGATGATGAAATAACATCGATCTTGCCAGAGGGTGTTGAAGTCGCCGCATATGTGGGGTGAACCAAATGGTAGAAAGTAACGTAATGAAAGAAATCGAAGAAGAAATTGCAAAGGCGCAAGGAAATTCAGATGACTTCGAAATTGAAGTTGTAGATGATCCTGTTCAAGAAGCGCAAGAAGAAGCGAAAGATGTTTCTGAAGAGCAAGCTGACGATTATGGGCCAAAGGTGCAGAAGCGCATCCAGAAGCTAGTGACGCAACGTAGGGAAGCTGAAATACAAGCTAGAGAAATTCAAGAGCAAAATTCACAGCTCACGAAACGTCTTGAGCGACTGGAGCAAGGCTCTCAGCAAAATGCAGAGCAGAACTTTAATGATCGCTACGCGCAAACTAAGCAGGCTTTGACAAAGGCTGTGGAGGAGGGTGACACTGAAGCACAAGTTAACTTCCAAGAGCAAATGGCTGATATGAGAGCGGCTATGCGTATTGCAGAAATGCAAAATCAACAGCGACAGCAACGAGCGGTATCCCCTACAGTGGGTCGCGCACAGCAAGCTGTACAAAACCCAGCGCCACAAAAGGCTATGTCTTGGTGGCAACAAAACAACTGGTTCAATGCCGCAGGCTTTGAGCGTGAGACAGCGGCGGCTAGAGCAATTGATGTCCAACTTGACTTAGAAGGACACGACAAAAATTCTGATGAATATTATGGATTGCTAAACAACCGTTTACAAAAAGTATTTCCTGAGTTATCTTCTGGATCAAGTCCAAGTAAACCACGAACAAAAAGTAGATCACCAGTCGCCCCCACTACAGGCGGTTCGTCAAATTACAAGGGCAATAGAGTTAGAATGTCGCAAGAACAACTCAAGATGGCTAGAGAACTTGGTATAAATGATGAAAAAGGGCTGAAACAATATGAAGCTGAAATTCGTCGTCAAAAAGGAGCTAACTAATGACTGAGACAAGAAATGTTCGTGCGAATGAAACTCGCGACTCTGTGCGTGACGAGGAATCTCGTCGTGAAACGGCATGGAAACCCCCAGCACTTTTGGATGCACCCGAAGCACGTCCCGGTTTCGTCCAAAGGTGGGTAGCGACCTCGATTCAAGGGAAAGATACACCAGATAATGTATACAAACGTATGCGCGAAGGATGGGTAGCACGCAAAGCTGAAACTGTGAAGAGTAAGTTGTTTCCGACTATTAATCACGGACAGTGGGAAGGTTGCATAGGCATCGAAGGAATGTTGCTCTGTGAAATGCCTGAAGAACGGCATAGATCAATGAAGTCGTACTATTCTAGTAAGAATGGTGAGCAAAACGAATCCGTTGCAGGTGACCTCGATGCGTTAGGACGGCGTAATGGACTACCAATCCATCAGGATCGGAAGTCTGAAACAAGTCGCGGCAGAAATCTTTCTGCCATGAGCGATTAACTTTAACGCTATAGGAGCGAAAAAATGGCAAATGTTGATGCTGCTTTTGGGTTTGTCCCAGTTCGCCATATGAGTGGTAATGCGCCTCGTGCTAATAAGTACACTATTGCTAGTGGTCTTGCAGAGAACATCTTTAAAGGTGATCTTGTAATTCTCATTGCCAGTGGCTTGCTTACTCCGCACACCGCAGGGGAAGCCAATAATATTGGTGTCTTTGCAGGGGTATCATATACCGCAGCAGATGGTTCATATGTGTACAGTGAATACTGGCCTACGGGTACAGTGGCCACAGAGATCATAGCTTATGTTTATGACGATCCGTACACTGTCTTTAAAGTTCAATCCGCAGGTACAACTGCTCAGACTAATGTCGGCAATTGCGCTGATGTTGTTGCTGGCGCTGGATCTACTTTGACAGGTCAGTCAGGATTTGAACTTAGTGGTACAATGGCCGCAGGAATTGCTTCCTGCAAAATCATTGCACTTTACGATGCACCAGATAATGCTTTTGGTGCGAACGCGATCATGGAGGTGACCATTAATGAACACCTTCTTGGTACGAATATCGCAGGTATTTAAGGAAGGATTTAAATCATGGCTATGAATCGCGCATCATTTGCGAAAATGCTAGAGCCGGGTCTGAATACCCTCTTTGGCCTAGAATATGACAGCTACCCATCCGAATACGAAGCAGTGTTCTCTTCCAACACCTCTCAAAAGGCTTACGAAGAAGACGTCCTGCTCGCCGGATTTGGCGCTGCCCCAACTAAAAACGAAGGTGCATCTGTTTCTTATGATGACGCTGGCCAGCAATGGACTGCGCGTTACCAGCACGAAACGGTTGCTTTGGCATTCTCAATTACTGAGGAAGCTGAAGAGGACGGCCAGTACGGCTCAATCGCTTCTCGTTACACCAAGGCACTTGCACGGTCTATGTCCTCTACTAAAGAGATCAAAGCCGCCAACGTCTTGAACAACGCTACATCTGCGAACGGTGGCGACGGCACTACTCTCTTGAGTACGGCTCACCCAACACAGAACGGCAACCAGTCAAACACGTTAGCCACAGCGGCTGACTTGTCTGAGACATCACTTGAGTCAATTCTTATCCAGATTGCGGATATGAAAGACGAACGTGGTCTTCGGGTTGCGGCACAGGGTACACAGTTGATTATTCCAACTGCTTATACCTTTGTTGCAGAGCGTTTATTGGAATCACAGCTCCGCACTGGAACTGCTGATAACGATATTAATGCAATAAAATCAGGGGGTTACCTGCCAAAAGGATACCATGTGATGCGCCGTTTAACTGACGCTGACCAGTTCTTTGTGCAGACAGATGTCCCAGATGGTCTGAAATACTTCACTCGTTCAGCAATGCGTAAGGGTATGGAAGGCGACTTCGAGACTGGTAACATTCGTTATAAGTGTCGTGAGCGTTATTCGTTTGGTTTCACTGATTGGCGCGGTGTCTTCGGTTCCGAAGGCGCATAAGCTAAAAACCTAGTTTTGGTTTAATTGAGGCGATCTTCGGGTCGCCTCTTTCTTTTTAATCGAACCTGTTGTATTGTTTCCGCATCCCTGACAGCCGCATGGTGCGTCTGACATTTGCCACGACAGGAGAATCACATGGCTAATACAACATTCACAGGAGCAGTACGCTCCGAAAACGGTTTCCAAGATGTTACGAAAGCAGCAACTGGAGCCTTCACAACAAATTCCACATATGGAACGAACGCTTCTGTAGGCGGCGATCTTACGGTACTTGGATCTGTCTTGTCTGGTGGCGTAAACCCCGCGTTGAACGGTCTAGCTGTAACTGCTAAAGCCACGTCTGGCACTGTTACTTACGTTGCTGGAATTAACGTCAACCCATTCACTGGCGGCGCACAGCAGATTACTACTCTGCCAGCAGCGACAGCAGGTGTTGTTGTTGTCCACGCTCAGTCCGTAGACACTACTGGCGGCACTGCTTTCTTGAGCTTTGATTGCGCGGGTACTGATGCTTATGAAACAGGCAGCGTTATCGAAAGCCGTACAAGCAGCGCAGTTGTGTTCGATACGTCTACTGCGGGTGAAACTTTGTTGAAGTATACTCCTGCAAGCGCAACAACAAACTTGTTCAGCATTGGCTCGTACATCTACTTTACTTGCACAACAGCAGGTCTGTGGAATATCTCGTTTAACTTTCAGCCTCTTGGTGCGGGTACTACTGGTACGTTTGTTTTCGCAGCCTAATGTTTAATTTGGCGGGGTTAACGCCCCGCCTTCATTTATAGGAGATTAACATGGGCGTACAAACAGACGTACAAGTCAAATTTATAGCTGACGAAAACGCAGCCGATCCAGATCGGTTGGTTACAGTAGCTCGACCAAATACATCAGCCACGATGGCGGCGACTACCTTCTTAGGTGGCGGCGCTAGAAACGTGACAGTCACTACGGCAGGGACTGGCGACAACAATAAGACGTGTACTATAACAGGCGAAGATGTTTTTGGTAATGCAATTACAGAAGTCATAACATCCACAGGATCTGCCGAAGCCGTTGCAGGAACAAAATTATTCTTAACTGTTAGCGCAGTGGAATGCTCTGCTCAGTATGCGGCAAACATCACAGTTGGCTCTGGCTCATTATGTGCCAGCGAAGTTGCTGGCGGTGGTCGCACACGACTAAAGGGCTATTCAATTGTCTCCGCTGGAACGGCAGGGCTAGTTGATTTCTTTAATGGTACGCCAGACAGTGGCACTATCATATTTAAAGCACAAACAATTGGCACAGACAATTCAACTGTGGATAACACCATTCCAGATGAGGGCATGCTCTTTAAGGCTGGCTTATCTGTAAAATATACAGTTGCTACAGTTGTATTAATGAACGTGTTCTTCGCATAGGGGAAATAAATGGCAACTTCAGGAACCGTAGCGTTTAAGCCAGATGTTCAGGAAATCATCACTGAGGCGTTCGAGCGTTGCGGTGTTGATCCACAGGTACAGACAGGCGACAGGGCTATCTCAGCGCGTCGTAGCCTTAACCTGCTCTTCTCTGAGTGGGCTAACAGGGGTATTAACTACTGGGCGCTGTCGCAGAAGACTTTGACCCTAGTGAACGGCCAGACAGCGCCATACCCGCTGCCTGCTGGCACGATTGATATTTTAGACGCGGTAATCCGCGACAGCTCTGGGACAGATACGTCTGACCAGATTATTAATCGCGTTTCGATTGCTGATTACAACCAACTGCCAAACAAAACGTCACCGGGCAAGCCAAGCCAGTACATGCTGGACAAGCAGATCACGCCAGTCCTCTACATCTGGCAGGTTCCTGACAGGACAACGTACAGCATTATCTACTGGGCCATAAATCAATTAGAGGACGTCACGGCATCTAACCAGGACGCCGACATTCCTTATCGCTGGAACGAGTGCATCTGCGCTGGCCTGGCGAGTAAGTTGTCATTAAAATTTGCAACTGAGAAGTTTCAGATACTAAATGAAATGTATGAGCGGGCGTTTAGCTTTGCCGCATCGACTGATAATGACGGCGTGAGCTTGAGGATTCAGCCAACCGCGCTGAATTTATCTTAATGGCAAAATACGCAAGAGGAAAAAAATCCTACGCAATAAGCGACAGAAGTGGTCTTAGGGTCAGATACTCTAAGTTAAAAACCACTTGGGATGGCTTGCGTGTTTCGCCTGAAGACTGGGAGCCAAAGCACCCACAGTTGACGCCTGCAAAGAATGTTGTTGACGCCACCGCGTTGTTTAATGGTCGGCCAGATACTGATCCTGAGAACGTAGCAATTTTTATTGGGTTTACCCAAGACTGGACAATAGACCCGCGTCTCTTGCCGCCAGTGGGCGTCCC